TTTTACAACCATAGTCGCCGCATCAGCTGTTACAGCTTCAGCAGGTGTGCATTGCACTCCAACTACAGTTGATAAACCAGTAATAGTAACCGTGCTCGTAGTACCTGTTCCGCCATCAACTTTTACGTTAACAACTTTATAGTTACCAGCAAACTCGGTCAAGTACTCTGTTCCCTTAGAATGTGCCATCTTATTATCTCCTTATCTATTTTTAAACTAATGCTGTAGCAGCTGTATCAACAGCAATTACACCGTAGTCTTTTGAGTTAAATGATACTTTTTGAATACCACCAATTAAACCTGTAGCATAACCAACTTTATTTTCATAGTCAAATGTCTTTTCTACCATGTTCATAGAATCAGAAGCATTCGCCATAACGCCAGCTTGCTGTCCACAAAGTAACGAACGGAAAACATTAATTCCGTTTGTAAACTGTGTTCCAGAATCAGCCGCTGTAAAGTTCATCATAGTACTCGTTGTAGCATCAAGATAAGGTACATATTCATGCTCGTGAACAATAACTCTATCCCAGACGCCTAATGCACCTGTAAAGATAGGATTTTTCTCGCCTCGAACTTGAGCTTCACGCTGTGCTTGTGTATACGTAGCGTTGTTCTTAAGATCGAATGCTTGCCAAGGATGGATAAACAAAACCCAATAGTTCTTTCCATCAATCTTTAGCGGTCGCATTCTTGGGCTTGATGTTTCAGCCTTAACTCTTGATCGTGAAATCAACTCAGGAGTAAGAAGGTCAGTAGCAGCAATAGAAGTAGCACCAGCTGTATAATCTGCACATAGGTATCTATCTCCATATCCAGTGTTTGTGTCATCTGCTGGTACTTGATCAGCTGTGTTTGACCATAACGCATTTGCTGCAATTACAGTACCATTAACATCAGTTAGAGATACGTTATTAACGCCAGCTAACTTTAGAAAGATTTGTCTTTCGATAAACTCTTGAATGTTAATAGATAGCTTGTTTTTTGCATCTACACGCATGTCATAAACATTTTTCTGCTCGTCTAATTTTCCTGTCAATCGAACAGCATTTCGCCACTGATCGATAGCAATAGAATCTGAATAAGCTGAAATAGCCTCTTCGTGTCCTTCTAACTCGCTATCGCCAGTAATTCCATTTCCACTTAATTTAGTGGTCAAAGGTAACGTGATTGAATCACCCTTTGATTTCTTAAGATTATTCTTAAGTTGAATAACACTATTTTCACCTTCGCCCATTAAACCATTTGATGTGAAAAACATATTATCCATAACATCTTTATACAGCTCTTTTTGCCAGATTTCTGGACGAAGAGCAGCAATACTTACACTATTTGCCATTTGGAAACTCCTTGATTTTTACGGGTCTATGCCCATTAAGATTCGTTGTCTTGTACTATCTTTTAATTTATTCCATTCCTTTGTGGAGAGGTTTGAAGCATCTGCCACAGTTAATTCGCTCTCGCTAACGACTCTCTTACCACCAGCGTTCCCAATGGAGGCACTACTAATCTTTTTAGTTGCGTTCTTCAACGCTCTGTCTACAATCTCTTTCTTTTCTGATTTAACAGACTTATTAACTTCATTATACTTTTCGCTTAACCTAGCGATACTAACGATTCGTTCTACTAAATGTTCTTCATCAACACTATCATCAGTAAAAGCAGCGTCTACCAGTTTCTGATATGTGCCAGACTTATCTGATGCTATTACATCTTTCGCTAATTGTGCGATGTCCTTAAAATTGTCATACTTTGCTGATCCTATTTTTTCTGCAAACTGAGCCTTCGTTGCTATCTTCTGATTTATTCTAGCCGCCTCGTCTACTTTTGGTGCTGGCTCTTCTTCTTGCTTAACATCAACAACTTTTAATAATTCTTCGGCTGTTAAATCAGTTCCTTTCTTAAGCATGTCTTTTAGCTTTTCAATCTGGTTCTTATAATTTAACGCCTGTACTTCTTTTAGCTCGACCTGAGCCTGTAAATCTTCACTCGCCTTTATTGCTTCTTGCTTCTTGTGTTTATCAGTCTTCCACTTCCAATAAAGGGCTTGTTCATTCTTATTATATTTCTTTAAACCGTTCTCGTCTTTTTCTACTTGATCGAACGTCGGGTGCGACTCCTCGGCTTCGTCCTTTTTTTCTGGTTCGGAGCTTTTTGTATCACCTTCGGGTTTAGACTCGGGTTGCTCTTCGTGTTCGCCATCTTTTATATCCTCCCCTGTGTTAACATCAATTTGAGGACTTTGATTTACTTCCGGATCGCTTATTTCCACTTGTGCTTCTTTTTCCTTCTGTTCCACTTGTTCCACTTGTTTCTCTGACATCTCTTTTCTCCTTTGAAGATTTTAGTTCAACCACTAAGTGATTGATTAGTTCATATAAACTTGCATTACTTGGAAGACCACAATGTGCTCTCAAGTAATCACAATTTTGCGGGTAGCTATTTATATCACTCACGCATTTCCTCCTTGTTGTTTTATTTGTGCTTCCTGCTGTGCTTGTTGCTGTGCAGCAAGAGCCTGTTGTTCTATTTGTTTTAGAATTTTGTTTTTCTCGTTAGGAGGTAACATACTTGTCTCTATCAATACAGCTGGAGGAATAGGAACGCCTTGACCTGCCAAATCTTTCAAGTCCATGAAGTTCGCCATTCTAACTGTATCTTGGTACGGACCTTCTCCGATAGCAACATCATATTTATTTATACTTGCATCATTTAATATATTATTAATTGTAATCGTAGCAGTATCTAAATCGACCATCGATTTGAGATTATTGTTCTCATCGACGATAGGTTCGTCACTAGCTTTATCAGGATACTGCAACAATACAGATTGTTCTAACTGTGTAGGCTGCTCATTTTCTTGAACTTTTTTTAATGCTCTTTCCAGTATAATGCTGACTGGAGTTGTAAAATTATCAGTGATGTATGCATCGCCTAATACTTTCATAGCACTCTCAACTGTGAATAGTTCTTTAAACTGTGACAATATAAATCTTCCAACTTGTTTCTTAGTCACAGAAAAATTATCCAACATTTCTTGTATCATTACAAGACCTTGACGCTGTTTGAAAAGGATTGCTCTTCCAGATTGTGATTGTGAATCATTAGCAAGTAAATCAGGATTAACGCCACTAGCCTCTTTTAAATCTTGTGCATTCTCTGCCGCTAACTGTGCATGTCCTTGAGATAATGGCATCGGAGAGATCCGCGTAAGAGGTCCTGTTCCTTTTTTTCTCTCGACAACAACTCCTGGTGAAGCACCATGCTTTTTAAGTAACGCTAAATTCTCGTCGTCTAACTGACCCTTTTCAATATCAAAACCAGAGTTAGCAGATGCGTTAAGATGTCGTAATTCTTGTGTGCGTCTTTTGTTGTACTCTTCTTGTAAATCTTTTATTCCTCGTACGACACCTTGAATTTTTAGAGAATAATCTTTCAAGTTCTCAGTAATAAATTCAGCAAAATAAGGTATCAGCGGATATGTCTTCCATCGTGGGTAAGTCCAACAGACATCATCGTAAAACTTCTGATCTCCTACAATTTGTGCTAACATTATGACAGGAACTTTCCTTTTCATAATGTCGCCCTTTATCTGAGCAGCAAACTCTTCGGCCTCTTCCTTTGTGTCAAATTCCTTCATGACTCCTCTCTCAGCTGATACTGCATAATATCTATCTTTCAATTCCTTGTAATAATATTCTACAAGGTCATATGTATCTTCTTTTTTATCGCTATATTTACTTCCTTCGCCAAGCCTAGGATAATCTAGTGTTTGGATTGATTCACTGAAAGCCTGGACTCCTTCTATATTAACTTTGCCGTCGCCAATCTTTTTTATCTTATTTAACTGATCAGGAAATAAAAACTCTAAATCTTCTTTAGATAAATCTGCTTTTATTTTAAATATGAATTTACAATCACTAAGATCATATTCTTGAAAATCTGGATCAAGATATATATTGCTGCCGCTAACTTTTTTAAACTTCATATCACCATTAATCAAATCAAAAGAGTAATCGATGTACGGCTCTAGGAAAGACATACCACCAATAGAACCATGTTTAAAAACTTCAGATAATTTTGTATCAACAGAACTATTCTTGACAACATTCTTAATAAGACGCGAAGCGATGTCAGCAGTAATCACGTCTTCGCCGCCCTCGGGATAAACTTTGTAGTCGCTGCGGGATTGACGCTCCAAACCAGTAAGCAGTTTAATGATCGGCTTTAATTTATTGATTGTTAGTGCTTTTACGCCAGCTTTTCGGAGTGTCTCGACATCTTTGTCTTCCCACTGATTTCCTTGCACAAATTCAAAATCATTGTCCATCTGCTTATGCAGCTTACTCATCTTAGTCGCTGAATATTGTAAGTCCTTTAAAATCTTTTCTATTTTCATAAAATCTCCTAAACAGTCTCTGGTGTAAAATTATATTCTGGTTCTTTCTTTAAATTATATCGCTCTTTTTTCACTTTTTCTATAATAGGTACTTCCTCATACATTCCAGCCATCATCATAATACCATCCATCCTATCAGGTGAGCGTCCCAACCTCTTTTTTAAAAACTTTTTTGCCTCTACAGCTACATTTCCTTGGCGAGTGTTCTGATCTAGCTTCAAACTAGACAATTCTTCGTGCTGTTCGGGTATATAAGAGATAGAAATACGGTCTCTCTCAAACAAGTTCCTCATATCCCAGCATGCCTCACTTCTCTTATGTTTAAATGTCTGTGGATCATTAACTTCGGTCGAACTTCCAAAGAACGGTATAATATATGTACTTTTATCAGTAGTCTGCTCTAAGAGCGATACCGCAACGCGACCAATACCATCAGCATCAACAATAATAGCGTTACCACGGTGTTTCCGCAAGAGTCTCCAAACATAAGGCTCTGCCTCCTCAACTTTTTTACCACGCAGCTCGATAGAGTCAACTTCGGTCGTATTTTCCCATGCTTTTATAACGTGGAGATCATCTCCACCGTCGGCAACATCCCATGTCACAAATCGCTTCATATATCCAAAGTAGTAATCTACTTCTTCTCTCTTCTCTGCCGCCTCTATCCAACTTAACTGTAAAAGAGCGTCAACATCTTCGCTCGGAATTTCTCCAGTAACCATAGCTTTATAATAGTTACTATCTTTCCCATATCTATCTATTGTCTGTTCAACAAATTCTTTTCCAGACAAACCGGGAATAACTTCCTTGCCAGCCTTATAATTAGGCGAATCGAAAACACTGATAGTAATTTTGTTATAATGCTTACTTTTAAAGCAGTTAACAAAATCGCCATGTGCCACCGTCGGATTTCCGATTGCCAAGAACTTCTGACGAGGTGTCGTCATCAGCTTAGCAGCCCCATCCCAAATCTCAGTTAAAACACCAGCCGCCTCATCCATAATAAATAAAAAATTATAATTATGAAATCCTTGAACGCGAGTTGCTTGCTGAGTTACAGTATCGGGTCTTGTTGCGAATCCAGTTGCGAACCATTTCTTTCCCTTAAAACTTTTCTGCAAATCAAGCTGTGTCTTTAGCATCTCGCCGCCAAGCGGATATTTCGCCATCGAATGTGCAACGGCAATCTCACGCCAAAGAATATCCTCGACCTGAAATTGCGACGGAGCAGTTGTAACTACCGTGGCTGGGTAATGCGTATATAAAAACCAAAGAGCAAGTCTTGCGACAGTATAACTTTTCGATAATGAGTTTCCAGCCTTTACGGCAGTATACTGATTATCACGAACCGATTCAGCAGTCTCCACCATCTTATCCCAAACATGTTCCGGCTTGACGTCCAAAACCTTTGTCAAGAAACCTACCGGATCATCGCGATACTTCTTACCAATGTTCGTTTGTTCCTGTTGCATTAATCACTTTCCTTTATGGAATATTTCTATATATTATTATAGAATAAAACTTTAACTTTCGTCATCAATAACGTCTTGCCGTCTTTCAGAAATCAGTTCATTCTGCTCGTACTCGTCTTTCATAAATTGGGCGAGCGTAAAATTATTGCTGGTCTGAGGCATATCTTCCCAGCCTTTAAAAAATCTTAATCCGACCTTTGCATTCGGAATACCTTTAATATTAAGCTGCTCGTAGAAATTCTCTAACCTCAACAGGGCATAGTTCATCACGGATTCGTACTCAGGATTTTCGGCATAAGTACGGAAGTGACCTTTTCCAGAGAAACCTAGGAACAGCGCCAATCCAGTGATCGCCGGCTCTTTCTGAGGATATCGGATTTCGCCGATAAAGAAACAGCCATTCTCTTCAACTTGATCAAAATAATTATCTATTTGTAGTTTTAAAGTTTTGGGGTCTATAATCAGCATACCTGATTAGCTCCCGCCGCGATTTTTTCGCAGGTCTTCATAAGTCTCCTAGGTTAGTCGGGCTCAACCCGATAAAACTAGTCTACCACACAAATGGGTGGGTGTCAAGATAAATCTGACTTATTTAACATTGTGTCGAGGACTTTCTACTATATGTTGTATATAGACAAGAAGGGATACACTATATGTTGTATACAAACAATAAGGGATACTATATGTAGTATGGTAGGTTCAGTCCAGTATGAATTTATAACTCTTGTAGATAATAGGGGGGGACCCCGACCATCACCATCCTATCATTGCATTAGGTGGGCCGGGGGGGGCATCACCGCACATATGTGTGGTACTATTATGTGTAGCTTCCTATAATCTTCGTTATGGTAAGTACGGCCA